GGCGGAGACGGAAATGGCTTCCCCGGTGTCCGGATCAGCGTAGGTCACGTAGGCAATGTAGGTCAGCGTGCCGGCGGAGATCGAAGCCATCTGGTTCTGGGAGACGGTCAGCACGCCGGAGGTGGCTGATTCGCCTGTGGTCATCGCGGTCTCGGATGCGGAGCCTTCCCGGCGCTTCCAGTCAATCGAGAGCCCTGCCTGGGTGAGTGGAATTTGCGCCTGGTCGGCATAAACGACCGGGGTCAGCACGACGTTGCCGGCGGCGATCGACCAGTCGGGCGAGAAAGTTCCGGCGTTGACCTCCTGTACCTGGATGCGCGGCTGATTGGAGTTGATGTAGCAGGACAGCGACTTGCCGTCCGCGAGGTCCACGATGCTGATCTGCCCGGTTGCTAATGCGGCCATAGCTATTCCCCCTCAAGAGTGCAATGAAAAACCGCCTGGCGCTTGACGTCGGCGGCAGTGACGGTGACGGACTTGGTTCCCGTGTGGGCGGCGTTCCATAGGACGTCGCCATAACTGTCTGCGCTTTCCCGCGTCCAGGAAAAGCGGGAGGCGTCGTATTGGCCGGTGAGGTCGGTGGCGCCACGGAGGACCTTGGCGGTGAGGACCGTCTCCGGCACCTCCGCGGTCAGCACGCCGCCCCGGGAAGCGACGATGGAGAGAGTGATTCCCACGGTCTGCTCCGCGACACCGACCACACTGCCGTTCAAGGAGAGATCAATCTCTTCCACCGATTCCGGCTCCAGTTGCGCCGCGGAGATGCTCTCCATCGCGATCCTCCGGCCGGAGATCGTGGAGGGCAACTGCCAGGCAGCGACGGCGGTCTTTCGCATATCCTGACGGACGGAGCCCAGTTCGATGGACTGAAACTTCTCGTTTAGGCAGTCGAACTCGACGCGATTGACCTCGGTCAGGACGTCGATCTGGATACCCGGGTGCTTGACCCGAACCCGGTCGTAGAGGAACACATCCTCCAGGCTCCGGTACTGGGCGTACTCCTCCGTATCGCCCAAGGAGAGGAATTCCACCTTCAGGGACACCTTGGGCAGGTCGGCGTCGTTTGCCAGCACGGCCAGCGCCTCCCGGATCATCCGGATGCGCACGGCAGTTTTCGAGACGGTCTTGGTCTCCTTGCATTCGCCGGAGCAAGCCAGCGCCCGTACATGGGGCGTAGGGTATAGGCCAGCACGAGGACTATCGATCCAGGTCTGGCCGGCGACGATTGTGTGCACGGTGCCGTCCACGTTGTAGGTGCCCGGGGCGAGCAGGAGATCGTTACCCTTTTTGTCCTTTCCGACCGGCACAATCCGCGTGACCACGTCCGAGGCGTCCACCTCGCAGGAGACGCCCAGCAGGTTCTTGGCGTACTCGATCCTGACCCCGCGGTTGAGCCCCGCGTCCCGGAGCAGGTAAAAGTCGAAGTTGTCGCGGACCAGTTCCGCGCCCCACAGAGATGCCGCGCCGGATTCGGGGTCGAGCAGCGCGCTGACAGGATTGACCCTCGTCCAGCCGTCGATCACCCGCTCGCCTCCGATGTCGGTGAAACCGGAGAAAGCTGTGTCGCCCAGGCAGTTCTCCAGGATACCGTCCACCGCGTCCACGCAGGAGGTCTGCCCGGCAGGGTAGGAGGTGAGGTTGTTCAACAGGTCGTAGAAGATGTGCCGGGCATAGGCGGTCACACCATCGTCCCGGAGATCCACCTTGTAGATTCGGAACAGTTGGTCGGCCACGATCCAGGCGGGTGCGACAGCCTCGATGGCGGCAGGATCGTTCGGCCAGTTCTCGGTCAGCGTGTATTGGATAGCAGATTTCGCGATCCAGCCGTAGTAGGTATAGGTCTTCCACACCCACTTGCCGTGGCGCCTGACCTTCTTCTTTCCGGTGAAGATCCCCTTGTACCGATTCTCGCCCTTGAAGATAATGGGCAGATCCATGCCCACCGGCAGATTCTTCTTCCGGACCCTGTTGCCGGAGTGGTGGTAGTAGAGATTCCGCTGCGTTTTCGTGGTGCCTGTGCGGATTGTCCAGACCTCGTGGGCGGTGACCAAAATGCCCTCTGGGGTAATGGGCGGCACGGTACGGACAGGGACGTCGCACTTCAGAATGTAGTCGTTCTGCAGGAACGTCCAGCGCTTGTTCTCGTCGATGGGGTGTTCCAATTGGATCTCCGAGAGGTCGTTCCGCGCCTCGGTGTGCACGCAGGAGGTTGGCGTGAGCGCCCCGCACAGGCCCATCGTGTCAAAGTCCTCGGCGTCGGGGAAATAGATGTACACCTCGCTCATGCATTACTTCCCCTCCTTCAGGGCGAAAATAGAATGATCAACCTTTCAAAGGGGGCAGGCAACTTCATCATACCCCCCTGCTTGGCAGGACTATGATTGCCTCATACCGAAATAACCGGAAAAGGAGCGTTACCCCATGACCCATGAGAAAACCGCGCGCATCGGCGAACTGACTCGCCTCTCTCGCGAGCGGGCGCTTACAAAGGAAGAAGAGGAGGAGCGCAAGCTTCTGCGCCAGGCGTTCAACGAGGACTTCAAGGCGGGCGCCCGGCAGAAGCTTGACGATACCCTCGTTCAGTACAACGACGGCACATGCATCACGCTGGAGGAATCGGCCAAGAATCGGGACAAGAGCGCCGATCCGAGTGGTACGGTTTGATCCCGGCCTACTAGAGCGTCCTCCAGTTCGGGGTGATGGTGACGCGGGAGACGCTCCCCGTCCAGGAGACGGTGGTGGTCCCCACCGGCAGCGTCGGCCAATCGTCGCCGGTCAGCGAGCCTGTCAGGTTGATGCCGTCGTTGTACGCCAGCCGCTGCGGCACGTCGATGGTGATCGAGGACGCGAGCGCATCGATCCCCAGCGTCACATCCCCTACCGACAGGTCGATGTCCCCGGAGCCGGTGATGGTGATAACCGGCTCCGCGAACATAGTGCCCTGGTTTACGGTCTGTCCTGGCGCAGTCAGCACGACATCCGGCATGTTCAATAGATAAAGGAAGGGTTGGCATCGGAAGTTGACGGTGAACTTGCGGTTGGGCCGCCCGCGCATCACCGTTTCGAAGTCGATCTGGTTGTTGACGCGGGCGTGGTAGTAGCCGATGGGGCGGTTCCCGAACATCACGACGCCGGGGCCATGCAGCCACGCGGAGAACGCGGGGATGGACGCCGGGTCCGGCGCGATGCACTCGCAGGCGGCGATGAACTCGTCGTACACGCAGTCGCCCTCCGTGATGGTCAGCGTGCCGCTGCGCCCCGGCACCGTTTGTGTGGTCATGCGTTCTTTCGGCCGGGAGATGGCCGGATGGGTCAGCACATGAACTCCGTAGTCGGTGCACTTCACGCCGTTCCAGGCGAACCAGTCAGCCATTCCTCATCGCCTCGCAATGCTTCTTTAGCGAACGCCCACCCCCGCGTACTGTGTCTTGTTGAACTGCGCCAGCTCAATGGCGAGGCTGCGCACGTCCTTTTCGTCCCGGACGTAGAGCTTGTCCACCTGAACGGTCACGCTCTGATCCTGATGATAGGTTCGCCGGTTATCATAGCTGTTGCTGCCGCCAACGCTCGCTTGCGCCGCGCCGGTCAGGTACCGGGCGGCGTTCCGGATGATCTTCGCCTGGGCCTTGCTCTCAAGGATCGTGCCCTCGCCGATGCCCCGAACCATCATCCGGCCGACCTCATCACGGAATACCTTAGATGGGGACTGGATCTTGAGCTTCGCCTTCGCGGCGCGCACCGCGGCCTCGGCCACGATCCGCATGGCGTTCACTACGACGTTCCGACCGCTCAAGATACCGGCTGCCATGCCGATCATGGCGTTGAGGCCTATCGGCCTTGTGACGCTGGAGGACATTCCCGCTCTCAATGCCGAAATGGCCTTCGCCGCTGTCACCCCGGCCGCGGAGCCGAACCCGTAGGCCATCATGCCAGATGCAATGCCAGAAGACAGGTCAATGCCAATCGGGCGCGTCATGGTCGATGGGGAGTGCGTCTGCGAAGCGGCGCGCAGCGCCGTTTCGATGGAAGTGGCGACGGTCGTCGCATCGCCGGTCCAGCCGTAGGCGGTGAGCCCGCTCGCAATGCCTGCGGAAATGTCGTTGCCAACGCCCAGGTATTCGTCCGCGGTCCGCACGGCGGTGAGCAGGGAATTGAGTTGCTCCTGTACCTTCGCTTCGGTGTCCGGGTCCAATGTACCGCTCGCGAGCGCCGCCATGGCGGCCGCAATCGAATCCGATGTCTTCGCGAGGTCACCGGAATTGAGGCTCATCAGCTGGTCGAGTACGACAGACTTTCCTTGTTGGGCGCCCAGTTCGTTCCCTGCGGCCGCCAGGTCCTGAATCCCTTCTGTCAAACTGACGATCGATGTTACCTTGTCAGAGGTGCTGGATTTCAGCCAATCGGGGAGAAAGTTTTCTGGTACTTGCTTGAGCTGATTATCCGCGGCATCCACAGCTTCTTTGGTCCCCACCTTCTGCGTGATGACCACGCCCAGTATGGCATTTCCATTTTCATCTGTCATCCCCTCAAGAAAGATGTCCGTCGGTCCAATGCGCTTGAACACCTCAGGGGTAACGGCGAGTTGTGCGCCATCCTTGCCGAACACCTGCAGTGTCCCGTTTGCGTAGGCCGTTTGAAGCGCTTCTGCCCATCCGGTTTTTAGCCCCACATCCATGACGACATTCGGCTTTTTGTCGGGGTTCGCTGCGTAGAATGCGTCCAGTGTCGCTTGATCCAGCCCCGTGAATTCGAGGCTGGCGGTTCCCGCGAGGGTAAAGGTCTCATGGCTGTCCACCCATTCCTTTACGGCTTCCCCTTCCGGAGTGATCCCGATGTCCAGCAGCACGCGGTTCGCTTCCGCACCCGCGGCCCCGAACATACCGGCCAAGCCTTCGAACGTCCCGGCGTTGGCCGTGAGGAATGCTGCGACGGTGTCGTATCCTCCCAGAAGATCACTGGCCTTGATGGGTGCTTCTTCTGTGCCGAGATTGAGGCCGCCCAGCCCACCCTCGTCGATCTGTTTCAGCAATGCGATGTAGCTGGCGAGCTTCCCCTCGTCCAAAGAGTCGGTGAATGTCTTCAGTTGCATCAGCTCGTCGCCGGTGACGACACCGTCGCTCTGGAAGGTTGCGATCATCTGCCGCAGCTTCTCCATGTCGGCCTGCGCCTGCTGGACTTCCGGAGCTTTGAACGCCTCGGTGGCGTACTGTCCCAGCACCGCGTTGTACTCCTCGCGGGCGACCTTCAACTGCTGCACATGCTCCAGGTTCAACTGATCGAGGGCGTCTTGGCGTTCCTTCTCATCTGAAATCGCTTGGAGATCTGCGTACTGGTCAGTGTACGACTGGTTGATCGAGTCGATCTGGGTTTTGTATCCGGTGGCGGCCGCGGACAGCGCGTCCCCGTACAGATCCGACCCCGGAGTCTGTCCCTCGGAGGCGAGGCGCGCCTTCTCAGCTTCCACCGCCCGGGTGA